AGGGATGGGGAGTTTTGCCTCCCCTTCACTCCCCGTCCCTCTAGCCAACGTCTCATGTTTGTAGGGTGATGCTTAAATGGAGATCGGCGCTCGGGAGGCTTTTCAGTTTCTGTCGATAGTGGCTGCTTTGGCAGGTGCCTTTGCTGTTTGCCGCTCACAATTAAGTCGAGTGGTCGATGACTTAACGAAGCTTGTAAGAGAAATGCGCTGCGTTGAACAGCGACTCGATGACGGACAAGCCCAGATGGCAGTTTATAATCAACAACTCGCAGTTTTGGGTGAGATCAATTCGCCAGGGAATCTAGAGAGACATCATCGTGAGTTGGCACTGACGCAAGGAAAGATTGAAGCCCTAACTGCAAGATTGGGAGACTTGCTAATTCAACATAATGGGCGACACAAGCCTATAAAAAGCTAGATAGAGATGGATGTTTAATGGCTACTCTTAGTCAGTTAGTTGCTAGAACCGCGGATCGACTGTCTATGGTCGCTGGTACAGGCGTACAAGTCTATGCTGAAGACCGTATTGCGGAGATGATACAACACAAGTTTGATGTGTTGTTCATTGAAGCTCCTTGGCCCCAATTCCTTACATGGGTGACTTGGACCTTAGATGAGACTCTAGGGGTAGTTACCGCCAACTTGACAGATGAGATTAAGGACTTTGAAGATTTAATCGTCTTATTCCCCAACAACTCCAATACAGCTCTTACTAAGTTAGCACATTTAACAACTAACCCATTCACGCTTGCAGGTACCACCCCTATTCATTTCCAAGCATTAGGCCCAAACGACACTAACAAGACTGCAAAGGTGTTTCATGTCTGGCCCAAAACATCTACTGGCAATATTATTGGCCTTTATCGTACTAAGCCTGACACTTTCACTGCTACTGACACCATCGACTTTGATGATCAAGCCCTCATACTCGGAGCCACATTCGACTATCTGGAAGACGATGGGACGAATCCTAACGCCACACAGAAGTTCCAACTGTTGTTTGAAGCGAGAGTGAAGCAACTCAAGAACCAATTGAACTCGGCCCCGATCAGTCTTGATCCTGTAACTACTATTCCTGCAACGTTTAGCTTTGTCGAACTGCCGTAATGGTTGATACATTCCTATTCCCACAAGGCCCAGGAGGTAGGCCAACACAAGTACAGCGTAATAAGCTGTTACTTGATGCAACCATTCGAGACTTCTCTGGTGGATGGAATCGTGTTGACAACGATCTGAACCTGGATACTAAGTTCTCTAAGGTACTAGAGAACCTGCACCGAGGTATTGACGGTTCTAACTCGGTGCGTCCAGGGACAGAGTTGTTTGCAGAGACAAACAGTTATTTAGACGAGATTGTCGGCTGTGAATACTTCAGCAACTTTGTTGTTGCTGTTGGGATTAATGGCAAGGTTGTTAGAGTAAACGGTGCTGGTGAGGTTGACCTCATCTGGGATGATAACTTTGCAAGTAGCCTCTCAGGCTCCCCAGCTGGATGGTCTACCACTGGTTTTGTCTCTTTTGCCATCTTTAATGGCGAACTAATCATTTGTAATGGGGTGAACAAGCCACTCATTCTAAATGCAGCAGTAGAAGCTACTTATCTACAAGATTTAGCTGACTTGTCCAACGCGAATATACCAATAGCTCGGTTTGTTCTTACTCATGGACGTTACTTAGTAATGGCAGGAGACTTTGATGTTGGTGCAGAAGATAGACTCTATATATCAAATACCGATACTAGTGGAACGTTTGTGGGAGCTTCTGATCCAAATGATGCAATCAGTGTTGACCTTGGTTCGCGGGTGCCAAGTGGTTCTCATGCGATTAAAGGGCTTGGGCGCTTTCGTGATAGGTTAATGGTGTTCTTTGAAAATGCGTTCTTGCCAGGAACGTTAGGTAATTTCGTAGACGATGTTCATGTCCCAATATTCGATGATGCAATTGAGAATATAGGGGCTCTCTCACATAGAGTCATTCAGACCCTTAGTGAAGACATGCTTTTTGCTGATAATGCTGGTGTTTCTAATGTGAAGCGGGCATTGATCACTGGAACAGTGACAAGCGAAAGAGCATCACAACTTATTTCTCCAGAATACTTAAAGGCTATAGGAAATTTGACAACTACTGCTTCATTAGAAGATAGGACGTGGTCTTTATGGGATAGCCGATCAAATAACTATATGTTATTCATTCCTGATAACAATGTCGCCGCGGACACTACCGAGACTCGTTGTTTTGTATATAAGAAGAACAAGCCACTGAAGATTGAAGCTTGGGCTGATTGGCGTAATTGGAATTTCCGGTCTGGTTGTCGTTCTGCGTTGAAGCGTATCTTCCTTACAGAAGGTACTCAAATCTTCCTCATGGGAGAGGAGTTTGACAACGAGATATTTAAGGATTATGAAGGCGACCAAGAGATGTGGGATGATAACACTCCGTGGGGTGACTATACGGGATGGACTCCTGTAGCTGATGCTACAGATAGTGGTGTACCTATACGCTTCGCCTGGGAACTACCTTGGAGCGATAATAACGAACGGTTCCTTACAAAAGCAAGTCGGTACATCAATTTTGATACAGAAGGAGATAATCGTTTCACTGTCCAAATGTTCACCGATAACAACTACGAGGATAGGACAGATTTAGGTGAGGATTGGGTAGAAGATACCCTTAAATGGGATGATGGACTAGGGTGGGACATTGAGGTTCTTGATCCAGCTCTAGAAATGGTGTTCGAGGGAGGCGATGCCCCAGGGTTTGGCCTTGATGAGTTCGGAGAGGACTACGGGGGCGGGGTTCCTACTAGGTTAGAGAACTTAGTGGCTTGGACGGCAAGATATAAGATAGAGAAGCTTCGCATGACAGGTGATGCTACAAAGCAATTAAAGTTTGTTTCAATTACTCTTGCTTACCAAGTGGGTTCACCAAGGAGATAATCATGACTAGTGCTGTTGACTCTACACTACCTACTGATAACGTAAAGCCTAGCAAGTCAGACTTTCGTGCTCAGTTTCTAATTATCAAAGACGAGATTACTGCTTTACAGATTCGCACTGGTGTTCCAGGGGCTAAAGCATTCTATGGTTTCGTTGAGTCGTGGGAAGTGGAACAAGAAGTAAAGAAGTTTCACGCAGCCCTTCCAAGTTCTTTTCCTGGCGACATAGCTTTTGGTCGCGTTAGTCTATAAAGGAGTAAATCATGGCTGACAAAATTGGCGTTCTCGGAGAAGCTACTACAGCTACTGCTGCAACTACAACTGTCTATACTGTCCCAGCAGCAAAGGCTGCAAAAGTTAGGATCATGTGGTCAGGACGATCAGACGCTTCAAATGCTGATGGTGATCTAACTATTACTGTTAATGCAATAGCTGTAGCAATTATACTTAATATGACGGCTGATAGATATCTTCATTCTAATAGTACGTTAATGGTCAATCCAGAAACTGCTGCTGCTCCAACTGGGGCTACTGCATTGCTAACTGTAGCTCCAGCACCTTTTGAGTATTATTTGTCTGCTGCTGATACTGTTACATACACAGTTGGAACACGTACAATGCAAGCACTGAATGTGCAGGTAGTGGGAACCGAAATCGACGTTTAGGAAGTCTAATGGCTAGAACAGCAAGTTTCAAGCTCAACCTCATTGATCTTGATAAGATTCCTTGGGTCGATGAGGAACACAATAACTGGCACGTAGTTGATGCACTACTTGCTCGTTACATAGCTGTTAGTGGTGTCCAAGGTGCTTGGCTAAATGCTACCGCTGTAACTGTTGATCAACGGTATATCGACACCGCTGACGATACTATTTGGGAAGTTCTTATTGCTCATACTACACCGAGTACGGGAACCTTCGCGGCTAGTAGGGCCGCTGGGTCTACAAACTGGCAAGCAATCTCGGTTGATGCCAGTTTCAAAGGGGCATGGGCTACTGGCACTGCCTATAGTGTAAATGACTTTGTATCTGATGCTAATAGATATGGAGTGGCTACAATTGCTCATACGTCTGTTACATCTTACGATACAGGAGTAGCGGCTGGAAATATTGCCACTCTTATAGATGGCTCTGACATTATTTCCAGTGCTACTGCTAGTAGCTTATCAGTTGGTAGTACCCCAACAGTTAGTTATACTTCTAGTACAGGAGTCATGGCCTTCGGGATTCCGACAGGAGCTACTGGTGCTACTGGGGCTACAGGAGCAGACTATACCGCCGACGCAGAACTTAATGCCATTGCTGGACTGACAAGTGCTGCTAACAAGGCTATCTTGTTCACAGGTAGTGGTTCAGCCGAGGCTATAGACCTAACAGCATTTGCTAAAACTTTCTTAGATGATTCCGCTGCGACTAATGTGAGAACAACTCTAGGACTTGCTATTGGTACTGATGTACAAGCCGAAGTTATCACAACCCGCGGTGATCTTATTCGTGGTAACTCTAGTGGCAATCCTGAGCGGCTTGCAATGGTGACAGCCGGGAATGCTCCTGTTGGCGATGGAACAGATGTTGTTGCTACAGGGATAATCAAGCAAGGTACTCACACAGAGTATTACGATGCAACATCCTTCCGGCCTACTGAGTCAAATGGCTGTGACAGTCCCTCGGCACTTGAAACAAC